ATGGAATATGAAAAACAAGAATTAGTTGATGTTTGTTTTGCATTAGAAAAATATTTTGGTAATGGTTGTTGTAATGTATATGCTTCACCGCAAGCAAACTCAAAATCATTTCCTGTTCATGCAGATAGTACAGAAAACTTTTTATTTCACACAGAAGGAAGAACTAAATGGACTATGTATAAAGAGTTTAAACCTATGGAACCTAAAACTATATTAGATGAATTTGTTTTAGATGAAGGCGATTTATTATATATACCTACATATCAATATCATAAAGTTGAAACTATAGGGCCAAGAATGCTTATAAGCGCGCATTTTTATAATAAGAAAAATCAAACATTAGATAATTTTAAAATAACTTCTGATAAAGAAAATAAAAGAAGAAAAAACTATAACTGGGTTCCAGATGCTTTACCTGAACCTAAAATAAGACCGCATAGAAAAATGCAAAAGAAAACTTGGTCTAAACCGTATTTTAAAGAAAGTAAATAATGAAAGCAGGGAAAATTTGGGGTAAAACAGAAATGGTACACAAAAATGGTGTATTAGAATTTCATAGAATAGAATATAATAAAGGATTTAAATGTTCAGAACATGAACATAAATTTAAATGGAACGGATTTTTTGTTGAGTCTGGTAAGATGATAATAAGAGTTTGGCAAGACGACCAAGGTTTAATTGACGAGACAATACTTGAAGCCGGTGATTTTACTATGGTTAAACCTGGTAAATTCCATCAGTTTGAAGGATTAGAAGATGGCGTTGCGTTTGAATTATACTGGGCTGAATTTAATCACGACGATATTAATAGAAGAACATCAGGTAAGAAAGTATGAGAATATTTATAGGACACGATAGTAAATATCCGCAAGCTACAGAAGTTTGCAAACAATCTATGTTAAATTTTAATAGTAAATTAAATATAAACTATTTAGATAAATTTAAATTAAAAGAGCAAGGTATATACGGTAGAGAAGATATACCGGGTGAATCTACAGAATTTTCATTTACTAGGTTTTATGTACCTTTACTATGCAACTATAAAGGTATAGCTATGTTCTGTGATAATGATTTTTTATGGAGATGTAATCCATTAGAATTATTAGATTATTTAGGTGATAATGATGTGGCTGTTGTTAAACACCCTACATATAAAGCAACAGGTAATAAAATGGATGGTGTTGAAAATAAAACATATCCAAGAAAAAACTGGAGCTCTCTTATGATATTTAATTGTAATAAATTACAACATTTAGAAAAAGCTTATTTAGATAAAGCGACACCTTCATTGTTACATGAATTACGATGGGCTTATAGTATAGGTGAAATACCTATGGAATATAATTGTTTAGTAGGGCATTACAAATGTAATAATGCAAGAGCTTTACATTATACAAATGGAGGGCCTTGGTTTGATAAATATAAAAATTCTGAAGATTCAATAGCATGGTGGAAAGTATACGAGAGTTTGTAAAAGATAAAAGAATTATATTTATAGGCAACTCTGTTGAAATAATGGAACACCAAAAAGGTGATTTTATAGATAGCTATGATATTGTAGTTAGATTTGGAAGAGCTATTAAAGCTAATCCTTTGCAAGAAAAATCTATTGGTACTAAATGTGATATTTGGGTTACAGGCCAATTTAGAGCACCATCATTTAATAGTTTAAAAAAAGAATTTAAAACAGGTAAGTTTAAAAATACTAAAATATTAGTCAATAGAAGCAGAGGTAATATAAAATTAAAAGATTGGATATTAGAAGATAGATTGCCAAAAGATTTTCCTGAATATACTCAAATGTATTCTGATGAAGAATTAATACGAATTTGGAAAGAATTTGGTAAAGATATATTAGACACTTCTACTGAAAGACCAAGCGCAGGTTTTATAACTTTAATTTGGTTTATAGATAAAATAAAAACCTATAAAAGTATTGACTTAATAGGTTTTGATTTTTTTAATAAACAATTAAACGCCAATTCTATAAGTAAAAAGAAAGTAGCTAGTAATTGTAGACCGCATAGCTGGCATTTGCCTGTATATGTTTGGGATAAATCTGCTCATGATTCTGAGCTTGAAATGAATTATGTTTCTTTTTTACAAAGAAGAGGATTAGTTAAATGGCATTTGCTAAGTAACTTAAAAAAAGAAAATATTAAATACACGGGGTGGATGAAGGGTGAAACTATAGTAGTTACTGCGCCTAAATTTAATCCTAAGTCAACTATTGTACCAAGATCTCAACAATAAACTATATTACTTTATATTTAGTTTTACCGTCTTCACGATATGCTTTTAGACATCTGTTTCTATTAGCTTCTTCATTTACATACGATATATGAACCCAATCTGGGTTTTGATCCGTACCGAATTCCCATATCATCTGATCAAAATTTAAATTAGCTTTAACATAATCATACATTGCTGCATTAGAAGCATAGCCATAGGTATCATCAATATCAATAGCTTGGCCATTACAATGTTGTGATTTACTTGATCCACCGATTGCTTTATTTAATTCAGGTCCACGATAAAATGAGTTTATTTTTATTGGTCCATTAACGTATTGACGTAATGGTTCAAAAATCTTTTCTGCTAATAATTCCATATTAGCTAAATGTTCGTCAGTAGGTTTATTTTCTAAACCTAATCTCGTCGCCGTATTGCTATACACACCTTCTTTATAGCTAACGTGTTTACTTATTTTTTTCATTTACAAATGCAAATTGGACAAAATGGGCACATAATTTTATATTTTAATTTTTACTATCACCAAAAAGAAGTATATTGATTCTATCTTGTATTTCTTCTTTTGGTACGGTTAACTTAAATGATAAATCCGCTTGCCATTGACCTTTAGGTTTACCATCTTTACCTATTATTACTATAGTAGGTACTGCTTTAATTTGTGATTTTAATTCTGCACTTTGATCTTCTAAATTAACCATTAATACTTTTGCGTGACGAATGCCTCTTAAATTATAATCATTAGAGGTATTCCATTTTGCGTTAATATGAAGTAAAGTTATATCTTGTGCGTTTGATATAAACGCAAACATTAATAATATAATTGTAATTAAATTTTTCATCTTGATAGTTCGTAAATTTTATCTGTGTTTTTTTCTATTTGTTCTTTGTTTTCTTGTATATCTTCTTTTAGGTCAGTAGTAGACTTTTCAATTTGTATAATTGTCGTACGAATTAATTCGTCTTTTAGTTGAAATTCCATCTTTTTAACAAATTCTTCAGGGTTTTGTTGATTTTGTAATTCTTTAATATCACCCTGTAAAGTAAACCACATACTTGCTAAAGCTATAACTCCGCCAACGATCATCCCGATCGTTTTAAGGTCAAGTTGCACTTGAGTATCTTCTCCGATTTGTGTTGCCATATTTTTATCTAAATGTAAAGTTTATGCCTACTGAAGAATTATAAATTTCAGAATCCCAAAATTTAGTATATTCTGCTTCAGCAAATATTCCTATTGTTTTGCTTAATTTCCAGCCAAATATTATACCAGCCTGGTAATCGTCCCACTGTTGTAACTCTGAATCTTTTCTTAATCCTCCTTTACCCCAGTTGTTTCTGTTAAGGTAGCTTACATTTACGTCGCCTTGTACGTATTCGTGGAAAGGCAAAATGTAATTACCATAAGCATGTAACCAAAAATTCTTTCTATAGTGATAAAAATCAAATCCAACTATAGGCGCTACTTCGCCAAAAGCATCTATTAAAGCCCATTGTTCTTGGTTATATAAATTCATTAAACCGCCAAATATACTATTACGAAAGTCTAAATCACTATATGCAACTATTTGGTCGTTAGCATTTTTCCATATCCAATCATACATTACCTCGCCTGTTTCAATGTTTGTATAACTTGTATAATGATCACTATATCCATATACATATCCAAGACTATACCATGGATTAGCAGGATATTCTATAACCTCACCTGTTTGAGGATTAGTCCACTCTTCAATTTCATTTAACCATATTTCAATTGGATTATAACCATATGGTTGTTCATGTGTACGGTATATCGCTCCCGCAGATATACTAAATTTTTTTCCTATAGGTAATCTTGCTCTTACTTCAGCTGATTGATATTTAAAATTAACATTACCTTGTTCTCTTTGTTCTAACTTTACAATATGATATTTACCTGTATGTCTTATAAAGAATCTAGAATTAAAAAACTCTTCTCCTCGTTCACGTTCTTTTTCGTAATGTAATAAATATTCTAATCCTTTTACAGCTGCAGTTGGCGCAGATAAAGCTTTATTATTTTCTGTACCGTCATAATAATCTTTAGCTTTTACTTCATAACCAAATCTAGCTAATTTTCTAAATCCTAAACCAACCCTGTAATCCATTGGATAATAGTTAGTTACATCAATTACTCTTGGTATACTATATAAGTCACCATCTGCTGGTCTTTCTACAAAGTAATCTTTATATGTTTGTTCATAAGCATTTGCTGCATCACCTGCTACATAAAATGTACCATATTTTAAAAAGTCTTTATATAACTCTTTAAAAAAGTTTTTTGTTTTATATTTTTTTACAAGTTTATTTTCTAATATAGTATCGTTGCTAATAACTTGTGAGTTTAAGTTAAATGAAATTAATAAACAAAGTGCTAATAATAGTTTTTTCATGTTAAAATGTGTTTTCTAAAATTTCGTCAATAGCGTTTTCTATTTTATCTGTAGTGTTTTCAGGTAGCTTTAACGTAACACCTGATTCAATTTTTAATATTTGCTCACCATTATGAAATAATATAACTGTTGGTATATATATTATTTCTTCTTTTGTAAAATGTTCGCTGTGTTTACTTAAATAAAACAAATGAGTATTATGATCATCAAATTGTTTTAATGATATTTCATTTTGTTTTACAAAGTCTGCGCTAAATTGTACAACTGATATACCATCTTTATATTGAGAATATGTAACTTGACTTACAATAATCATCATAAAAATAAGTAATATAATATCTATTAAGCCTAGCGTTTTTTTAATAGGTCCGATTTGTTTCTTTTTCATTGATTACGAGATATTTCGTAAAGTCTTTCATCTAATTTTTCTAATGTTATTTTCATAGACTCTACATCAGATTTTATTGCCTCTACGTCTTTCTGAGTTAATTCAATTGTTTTACGAATCATTTCGTCTTTATATTTGAATTCAACTTCGCTAACAGGCGCTTTTGGTAATTGTTTAGCCTCTTCTATATCAGCAGCCATAACAAAATACATGCTCGCGAGCGATATTGCTCCAAACACAATAATTCCTATCGTTTTGAGGTCTAATTTTAATTGAGTATTTTCTGAGATTTCTGTTGCCATATATACTATAATTAATTACCTATTTTTTTCTTCTTTTAACATTTTTTACTCTTCTTGGCTTACCTGCTGGTTGTCCAAGCCTTTTCTTCTCTCTTATCTTAGCTGCTTTTTCAGACGCAGACATTTCACTTGCTGTTTTTGGTGTTTTACTTGATACTCTTTTACTTGGTCTACAATAAGGCGTACCTCTTTTTTCACCTTTACGTCTACCGCAAGGTTTGCCAGTTCTTACATCAACCCATTTTTCTTTAAACCAACGCTTAAGCTGTAAACCTTTTTTAGTTTTTCTTACCGCCATTATTATTTTTTATGAGACATTTTAAGAACTTCTTTCTTACTATGCCCACATCCTTTTTTCTTTAAAGCTAAATGCTCTTTATATGTATTTGCTTTAAAAGGCTTTCCTTTTTCACCACAATACATCATATGTGGCTTAAACTTTTTTTCTTCTTTTTTATTGTGTTCCATTTTTTATTTTTTTGATGATTTATTACCCCAGTTTTTAGCGCCAACCTTCCTGCACTTTGATAACGCTCCGCTAGCGTATGCAGAAGGAAACACTTTATATCTTGATTTTACTTTATAATAACATGCGTCTTTTTTGCCCATACCTATTTTCTTTTTTTACGTTTTCTTTTTCTTTTTGCTTTTTCTTTTTGTTCGTTTTTTGATGCCCAAACTGCTTTACGTTGAGCTGCACTTACATATGGCATAATTATTTTCTTTTTGGTATTGCTTTTCTTTTCTTTATTGGCTTTCTGCCTTTTGTTGGCGCTGTTTCATCCTCTATTAACCCTAAAGACCATTCATTCCAACCTAACAATAAAGCTATTCTAGCCCAAGTATCTGTTTGTTCATCTAAAGCTGCTTGTATATTTTCCATTTTTCTCAAACCTCTATCAACAGGCACGTTAGTTGCGAAAGATATTCCACTTGCTATAGCCTCTAAACC